TTTTACTGATGAATACTTGACAGGTTATGCCCAACAGTATTGTCTTTTAGTAGATGATGCTTTTCAAGATACATCAACGGCTAACCTGAAATCGTCCGCACTGAATTTTATAACATGGGTTTCTGCAATACCACATAGAACGAACCAGGCTGCTATAGCAGACAAAGGTGTGTTGTTCACGAGTAAGATTATATGGTCGACATCAAACAACGAGACTCCTAGAAGAGCGGAGATCCACGATAACGCGGCGCTTCTTGATAGAATGCGTGTCTGCGTTAAAGTGGTTTTCAAACAGGGAGTTTGTGAAGGATGTAAGAAGAGAACAAAGCCAGTTTGTGGTGAATGTTCAAAGAAAGTGGACGACCTCTTTGGAAAGCCGGTCGAGGTTAAAATATTAGAATTGAATAGTGGTAAAACAGATTTTCAAGAGATTGCAACAACAGATGGAATAGGCTTGCTTCGGCATGTCATAGCGGAATATAGACAGTGGTGGAAACATCAGAAGAAGATTATGTCTGTGAATGATCGTGAAGACATCGTGAGACAGTTGAAGAGTGAGTTGTTTCCCTTCACTCCTAATGGTCCCTCCGATGTGGATGGAGCATGGTTGAGTGTTGAGAATGCAGCACAGGCTGAAATAATGAAACGATGGGTGGAACATAACGCAGATGAGATTGGAACACCAGAGTATGAGCGTCATGCTATGATAGCTCGTGCTCCTATAGAAGCTTTGCACGTGTATGAGCGGGCCTATGGATTAACTAATGAATTAGATATGAAGAAATGGATTCGAGAACGGAAAGCGAGATTGGATGCACTGATGCACGACACGGTGAAAATGGTTGGTTTAGGAAAGATGATTAAACAAAAGATGAAGAATTTTATAAAACACCCATTGGTTATCGCTACGGCAGCAGTGGCAACGGGCTTTGCAGCCTGGAGACTCGCTAGTAGTTTTAGGACAAAAACGGAGAAGATACAGGAAGAATTACAACCGAATATGCGTTATCAGGTTTCGAAGCCGACGCGGACACCGAGGCCAATAATTCGAACAACACCACCAAAGCCAAATGGCATAGAAGATGACGATCCATTCTTCAGTGCATCACGCGATAAACAGGCTGAGAGCTTGTTGGATTGCTTGTGTAATGGAGGTATGGGTCGTTTGATACTGGCCGATGGAAGATCATTTGTGGTTTTTAGAATTAGGGGTCGTTGGATAACATCGACGCGTCATTGCTTTGAGAATTTGACACATGGAGAGCCTTTCTCTGTGGAGATTCCTTTTGATAGGCAGCTTAAGATCGTTGAGCAGATCTTTGATAGAGATCAGCTTGTTATACACCCTTTTAGGGATATAGCTTTTTATAACTGCGATCATGGAATGCCAGAGGCAAGGGATTTCCTAAAACATGTAGGGACGCAAGTGAGATCGCGTCAGATGTTGACACGTGTGATAACCAGTTTGCCTAGGCTTACTGTTTTTGAAAAGTTAGTGTCTACATATCAGAAGACGTCAAATTATAGTGTGAGAGATATCGAGTATGAAGGACGTGAGAATTGGATTACTCCTTTGGATTTGAGCCATGGTCAGTGCGGATCATTATTGATTGGCATTGATAAACAACTCCCTTGAAGATCTTGGGATTACACTTCGGGGTTTGGAATCCCGGTGGTTCGGCTCTATCCGGCTTTTTGCCACTCAATAGGGAAGAGATTGAAAAATTGATTCCTTTGAAGAGTGTTGAAGTGCCTTCGTTTGAGGAGATAAATGAGATTGTTCACGGAGAATTAACGCCTAATGGTGTGTTTGGTGGCGCCGGAGTGATTAATATCGCGAAGGTTGACAGCAGGCATGCCATACGGCAATCGAAGAAAAGCGCTATAGTACCTTCTGTTATACACGTGAGAGAGGAATGTACAAGAGACACGGCCATACTTGATGAGAATGATCCGAGATTGGGAGAACTGAGAGGTCAGAATTTGGTCTATAGGAATATGTCCGCGTATGATGAGATTATGGGTCGTGTGGATCGAGGAATACTTGAATACGCGACAGAAGTGATGAAAAGTCATTATGGCGGTATGTGTCCTGTGGGTGTGAAAAGAAGACTTCTCACGGAACATGAAATGGTCAATGGGGTTGGTGATTATCTTAAACAACTTGATGTCACAACTTCACCTGGCTACCCTTGGGTTGTTGAAATGGATCCGAAAGGAGAAAATGGAAAGAGACAATGGTTCGTGGAGCATATATTGGAAAATGGAAAGAAAGAATATACAATGAAAGATGGCTTGCGCAGTGTTGTGCTTAGGCGTGAGGATATGGCTTTACAGGGGATACGAATACCATCGGTGTCCTATGCGTGCTTGAAGGATGAGACCCGACCAAAGGAAAAGATCGCTTTGGGTAAGACTAGAGTGTTTGTCTGTATGCCAATGGATTATAACCTATTGGTTCGTAAGTATTTTGGAGCCTTTGTTGCGGCAATGCATGCCACCTGCTGTGGAAGATCAAGTAGTGTGGGCATAAATCCGGATTCGGACTGGACAATGCTGCAGATGAGGTTATCTCGGGTAGGTGACAGTATGTATGAGGATTTCGATTATAAGCACTGGGACACCATGTTGCATCCAGAATTTTTCTTCTCTTTTGTTAGAGTGGTTAATAACTGGTATGGCGATGATGATGATTCTGGTGTTGGAAAAGTTAGAAGAGTTTTGATTCACGAATTGGTTTATAATTATATCATAGCCCGCAACTCGCTCGTTTTGAAGACAACAGGAACGAGTAGTGGCTGCGCAATAACGGCTGAGCTTAACAGTTTTATTAATGATTTAATAATGCTTTATGTGTTTTTATACATGAATCATTATGGTGACCTTGGGTACACGCCTGAGGCATATTTTGAGAACGTCGAGCTCGCTGTGTATGGTGATGATGTGATTAAAAACGTGAGTGGTGAATTTGCTTGGTTTTGCGGTGAGAATATCTTGCCGATAATTGAGGAACTTGGAATGACTGTCACAACTGGGGATAAAAATGGAACGAATTTTAGATATAAGACAATCGAAGAGATATCTTACTTGAAGAGAGGTTTCCGAAGGGAAGGTGCCACCTGGAGAGCACCACTGGATTTAGAAGTTTTGAATGATATATACCAATGGGTACACAAGAGTGATGACCCTTTCGAGGCGACGCGAGTCAACTGCGAAATGGCCCTCAGGTTTGCGGCCCAGCATAAAGCCGAGTACTTCAGCTCGTTACAAAGACGGCTGAACGACAAGATCAATAGGCTTAACTCGAGATGGCAGATACAACGTATCAAGCCATTAATTAATATACGCGAGTTTTACTTATCAGAATCAACGAAGAGTCCGGTTAAAGACTATCCATGCGCTGCGCACATAAGCGCCTTATTAGAAGATCTATAAGGTAGTGCAAGTTTGGTAGTTTTTCATCGGGTCTCCTTCGGTCGTTCAGCCGATGGGGTACCCGGTTTTCTGCAAAAAAAAAAAAAACACG